CCACATTGGGCAACTACCTTTGGCACTCTTGCATTCTATATTAACAAACACATCGGTAAAGTCTAATACAAGAATATCTGGAAAGCCTTGACTGCCCGAGGGCTGAAGTATGTAAGACCCCGGCGAAAGGCCCGGTGTGGCCTTTCGCAATTCAGTATCGTCGTTGGTTTTAGCAAACCTTTTAAGCATACTCTTTTTAATCTTGGGAAACTGTGATTTGGGAACTTCTGTAAATCCAGCATCCTTGACTCGAATAGCAACAGCTTCTTCGTGGCCGTCTTTACTAGCACCTGACCGTCGATTGTCGTTTTTAAAATAGGGCATTTTAAGTATTTCTACCAATGCTGAGTGTAACTGCTGTGACATATTACAAGTCCTTAAAGTAATTAAAGTGATCCTCTAATGTCCACTTATTACAGTCAATTATAGTACCATCATATGTTTCAAAGCAACCTTTAAATACATCATAACGTTCAAAAAATTCCCAATAGTTAGGACTACTTGATACGCGACCTGTTTTGCGTAGTATCTCGTCGTTGTGTTGACTAATAAAACAGGTAGGCACGTTAAGAGCTTGTTCAGGAGTTAGTACCCCGGTGATCATCATGTCACGTGCTTTGGCCGCAGGGATAACGTGCTCAAAGATACATTTTTTTAAGTCTACTCCCACTTCGCGGTAGTGTGCTCCAATACCACCTTCGATAACATACCCGTGGTAACGCCGAATCCAGTGGTCCATGCTGTCACGTAGTAAACGGGCAGTCTGCGGAGTATGCTTACCTTTGTATAATTCAATCAGGCGATTGAGCTCACTAACAGCAATCACAAGGCTTTCCTTGTGGGTTAAACTAGTGCGCCTAACTTTAGTATATTTTGCTTTGACAAAATTTTGTACAGATTCTTTAAGCATTAAATAATTTCCAGGGTGGAGTTTTTACCTCGTTTGTAAAATATGTGGGCGCCAATTTTTGTTATACGTTCTTGCGGATCAGCCCAATGCGGATCTTTGATATAGTCAGCATGGTACAATAAACTACGCTGAAGACTTTTAACACGCTCACCTTTTAAACTTGCCACAGCAATTTCACGGCTACGGTTATACAATTCTGGATTGGGTTTTTGTAACTTTTTACGCAGAGTCCAAGAAAATTGAGCTCGAGCATAAACTACTTTACAAACAGATTTACCCCAGTATTCTGTTTTTAATCTATTCAACGTAACTGTGGCAACAGCATACTTGCCCAAGTCTGATTGGTTGCCGGCTTCGTAATAAATGTTTTTAGCCAAACATTCAACATCATGATTGGTATAATCTAATCGATGTTTTGTTTTGATAATAACATCTTCGATAGTGTCAATCCTGTCACTTAACAATTCTGTCTTATAGTCCAAGCGAATTAATAGTAAAGTAATTACAACACCAAAAAATATACCCCAACGGTTAGTCATAATGACACCTGTAAAAGTTACAATATAAACATTGTAACATTTTATCGGTTTTACGTCAATTTAAGGTGTTGCGAAAAAACAACAGAAGTTAACTAGACGATTCTAGGTTATTTAAGTAGGCAATTATATTGTTTCCGTGTAAAGTAAGCATTAATGCTTCTTCTTCTTCGAAAACAATTATTTTAATACGCTTCATAAGATAATACGGACCTTTGAGGTACCGTTCAAGTTGAAGCAGGTGTTGGTTGGTTAATTCGCTTTCCAAGGCAAACTCATAACTTTGTAATTTAAGATTGGCTTTGACAAACTGTAGGCCTTGTAGTGTTAATCGAAGGCTATTAGGATCTGTGGGATTTTGCCACCAACGTTTTTGATACTCGCTGGTATTGGATGTTGGCCAGCCAGCCTGAAATATAAAAATTTTTGTAAGTTGGCGTTGGGTGTAACGCTTAGGGGTAGATTTGCTCACCGGCTTTTAACAGCACCACAGTGAATTTATCAGTCTTGAAAAGTACGTTTAATTTCTTAGCTAAATTAATTGCGTGGCCTGGATTGGAAAAGGACACCTTCTTATATTTTGGCCCAGGGTAGGCAACTAATATATTTGATGTCTTGAGATTGATAGGTTGATTGTCGTAAAAAACCGCCCAGATACCTTCGGAGTTAAGAACTTGCTCACTCTTATAGTTGGTCTTGTTTACATAGTCTAACAACACGGTTGGTTTTGGTCGACTCATTTTTCAATAATCCTTGATGTACTGTTTATTTATCTCAGTAATATGCGTAGTTTATTTAAAACCGCCGCCATCGGCAGAAGCTGTTACTACGGTAGTTGATTGCGATAAACCGGCAATTGCGGCCATCAAATCGTAGATTTCGGCCTGTAAATTGCGAGCTTCTTGCGGACTTAATGTAACTACTTTGCCGTTAGTTTGATTAAGTACACGAACCTTATCGTTAAACATCTTAACATGGATAGGTAAATTACTCTCCATTGTTGGCTTCCCGCATTGCGTCGGACATACGTTCTTGAGTTTTGAATGGCCCTTGATATTCGTAACGATTTAGTGTAATAAGTTTTGGACAGTAGGCACGAACCCAGGTCTCGCTAAATTTAACTATGTAATGGCCAGCACAGAAAAAACTTTTACTTTTGCTGGTCTTGGTGTAGATAGGCAAGTAACGTTGAACATCTAACACTTCGTTATGTGGTCTGTGCGGTGTAGGAAAACCATATACGTCATAGATGTCTAACTTTTCTTTCTTTGGCTTTTCTGCTTTAACAAATTCAATATTATATTTTTTAGTTAATAGTTTAATGCTGGGAAATTGTTCACGTTGATTGTCGTGTACATAAACAAATCCGCCTTCTTCGATTGCTTGTATAGTAGCTATCTTTTCGCCACCGGATTCTACAATCCAGAATTTATTTTTTACTACAGGTTTGGCAATAATCTCATTCATATAATTCCTTGGTTAATCTAATATTGTATGTACGGCCCACGACAACCAGATATAAAATACTGCGTGGGCAAATTGATCAAGTCCTAGTTGATCCCAAAATTCTTTTGTGCTTATGTCTTTAGTTCCGTAGTGTGCTTTAATAAAATCAATATGATAGTGAACAATGCTATCAATAAGTCCAAATATAATACACGTCACAATGTATGGCATAAAAAATGTCAGTATTAACGTTGTAGCAACACCGTGACCTATCGCATGGTCAATACCACCTCGAGCACCATATATACCTTTTTCAGACAGCATACGTTGGTTTTGAAACACAAAGTCTGCTAACCAATGCTTGAGAAATATTAAAAACAAAAAATAAAAAATCATTTAACTCTTTCTGCTCGCATACGTCGGCATGCTTCTTTTACTTCGATTGGTATGTCTGGACTAATCTCGCTTATTCTACAATCGTATTTTACTACACGGCTACGGTCGAACTCACCCATAGACATTCCTACAAATATCAAGACCATAAAGAACAAAAATAGTAAAATGTCTTTTAAGGTCATCGTTTGTTTAACTGATAGTTAAGGACAATAAGAGCCATGTCAAATAGAACACCGATCCAATTACCACGACTAAATTCGTGTATCAAGTCCAGGGCCAACCAGCCGATGATAAACCATGTAATTTCAGTATAATACCGCTGATACCACCGCACAAATTCATTCATATTATTTCTCCGGGTAGCTTGCTTCTAAAAATTTAACAAAACTGTCTGCTTGGTCTGACATCTTGACCAAATCATACTTGCCACAGAACTTTAAAAACTGTGCGCCAATCATTGGTCGACTTAGTGTAGTACTGCCGTTGGCAATAGTTTCGGCAATTTTAACTTTAAACTCTTCGGGTTGTGCTTTTAAATCTACTAGAGTTACATTACGATTGTAGTCGTCTAGTACACGATGTTCCGCACCATTATGGTCGGTCCAACGTTGCAACATTAGATTATTCCACGAAAACCCTTTAGAGCCTTGGTCGGCAAATGCCTCCTCAAGTCCAACCTTATTCTTACTTCCTTTTTTCCTGACCCCGGGATACGCCGAAAAGATATTATCTGTCGGGTCTCCTCGCATACATTTTTCGAATAAAATCCACTTAGGATCCGGAATGACTTTTGCCGTCTTAGTTTTTTTATCGATGACTGCTTTACCTTTTTTGTCGAAAATACCTTTAATAGTATGGAGCTCATCTGCTATTCCGTTATATTGATTTACATTCTCAGCCAGTAACTGGTGAAAATCTGTGTCACTGCTTACAATGGTGTGGTGATCCTCAGGGTGACTTTGGATCCATCCTGCCACCAAGTCATCTGCTTCCAGCTCGTTGTGCTGGAGAACAGTACAATTTGTCTTTGTGCCAAGGAACTCTTTGAGAGCGTCAAAAGTTTCCCAAAATAGTCGATCTTCTTCTTGCTCTTTTTCAGTTTGGGCCGCTCTTGCGACTGCCCTGTTTGCTTTGTACGGAGCATAAAAATCCTTTCGCCAACTACGGCCCTCTAAACAGAAAATGACATGATCGGCATTTTGATCCCTCCATGCTTTATTCACACTGGATAGTGTAACATGAATGGCAAAGCCTAACCTATCCCAAGTATCTGCTTGTCGATGTGCGGCGTGCCTGGCACGAAAGAATGTGTTTGCTGTGTCTACTAATAGATATCTCATAGAGTAATAGTAGCATATAATAGTTATTTAGTCAATAGATTTTGGACATAATTTTGGAGAAGATAGTCGGCCCATGCTGAGTGGGCATCTGCCCCAAAATGATAGCTTGTTGGGCTAACTGTTTTGAATCCGTTTGATATTAACCAGTTATAGTACGTTTGGTCCTTGTTGTATGGTTGAATGTAGCTACCTTCCCACTCGTAGTGTTTGGCACCTAGATGTGCTAGGTGTTGAATGTGGTTAAAACTATGAAAGGTATTAAAAAATATATGAGGGATTTTTTTATCCGTTAAAGAATTATGTAAATCAAAAATTCTGTTGTGTATAGCAATAATTTTTTGATTAATTATGTCAGAGTTGCTTTGGTCTATTACCCAGTGTTTGTATCGTTCTTTTAACTCGTCAGGAACATCGTCTGTGCCACTGGCAGTAACTTGATAGGTTATTCCATTGTGTGTCCATTCTTCGCGTTCCCAAGTTGACCAACCAATGATAATTAAGTCTGGGCGATCAACAGGAAGTCCTTGTACACCTTGTATGTGATTGTAGGTAGTGCGTATAATGCGATCGTTGCTACTGGCACTTTCTGCGTCGCACTCGAGTATAGCACCCAAGTAATTGGCTATTTCGCATCCATAACTGGCACGTTCATTATCAGGATGTGGCCTACGCCCAAGACTATAGTATAAAGGATCATCTTCGGCAAAGGCAAAACTATTAACTGCTTCTGCCCCGGCACTATGACTATCGCCGTTTACATATATTATCATTACTCAGTATCGTTAGCTGGGGGAACAACGGTCTTAGGTCGCCCAGCGTGTCCTCCATAATACGATTGTTGTCCATCAACATGCCCGCTTACATTACGAGCAATTTGTTGAATTACTCCGCCAGTAGCAAGAAACTCTGCTAATGCGGCATCTGATGCCTCTTGTTCTTTTTGTTTTGTTGTTGTTGTCATTAACTTACTTCCGTTCTACCGTCACCTAAGTCACGTTTATCCATTACACGAGGGCGAGCATCGTATGGTTGATTGGCTTCCCATTGTTCAAAGTTTTCGTTTAATACATTGCGGCAAACGTCAGCGAACCAACGAT